CGGGAATTATCCGGACAAGAATGTCCTCGCTGGTGTCATCACGAAGGACAAAACCGGATGGCACGCGGTCGAGCAGCAACCTCCGTTTAACGGCGGCGGAGCTCCGTCGTCCACGCCCTCCGCTCCCGCGGCTCCCGTCGAGCGGCCGGATTGGGCGCGATGAGAAAGATCCGCAATCCGATCGGGCAGGTCTCGCTGTCTGCCATTGAAGACCAATGGCAGCGCGACGCCACTGCCGCCGCTCTCGCGGCCGTGCGCAGCGTCATCCAGATGGACGGCCCCATTCCGCCCGGCACGCCGGTCGGGCGTTTGAGCGATACCGAGTGGGGCTGGATCATCGCCGGCGCGCTGTTCGCCTGGGATCGGCAAGCGCGCCGAGCAGGCGGCGGCGGAGCAGCTCGACACCGAGCAATGCATCCGCATGACCGCCCTCGACCCGCAACCATGGGACGCGGGCGCGGTCGCGGCGATCCTGCCCGAGCTCGCTGATACGTGCTCCGGTCTTGATTGGTCGAAACCGCTGGGGGCATGGCCGAAGGACGACATTATCGAGTTTCTGCTCAAGGCCATGTCGCTCATTCGCAAGGCGATGATCGCGCGCGATGTAAGTGACAAGGGCGTGACCCGTAAATCGAGCGCCAGCACGATCGCGCGCCAAGTCAACGCTGCGGCCGGCGGACCGCTAATGACGCCAGATGAGTTCAACGATGAAGTCGCGATTTAGCATGAACCTGGTGAACAAAGTCCAGGTGCGAATTCTGCGGCTACCGCACGCCACCGACTTGCCGTTGCCGGCTTATCAAACTGCCCATGCGGCCGGACTCGATCTCGTCGCCGCGGTGCCTGAGCCAATCATCATCGCACCGGGAGGACGTGCCGCTATCCCGACCGGATTCGCATTCGCGCTGCCACCGTGGCTAGAAGGTCAAGTCAGGCCGCGTTCCGGGCTCGCATTACACTTCGGCGTCACGGTGCTCAATTCGCCGGGCACGCTCGACGCCGATTACCGCGGCGAGCTGCACGTCATTCTCGCCAATTTCGGCGCCGAGCCGTTCGCGGTCGAGCGCGGGGCGCGGATTGCTCAGCTCGTCCTGACGACAACCATGCAAATTGCCATCCTCGAAGTCGCAAGCCTCGATGAGAAAACACGCGGGGTCCGAGGTTTTGGTTCTGCGGGCACGCCATGTTGAACTTGAATCGCGCCAACCTCTCGCTCGATGACGCCAGATGAATTCAACGACGAGATCGGACTTTAAGGGCAAAAGCAAATGGCTGAGTTCACCAAAATCGAATGGACTGACAGCCCATTCAATCCGTGGATCGGATGTCAGCACGTGTCATCCGGCTGCGACCACTGCTACGCCGAGGCGCAGAACAGGTTCCGTAAGTGGACCGCCGGCGGAAGCTGGGGTCCGAAAGCAGAGCGTCGGCGCACGTCTGTCAATTATTGGGACGGTCCGCGGCGATGGAATGCCAAAGCGTCAACGTTTGCGCGCACGTATGGTCGCCGGCGCCGTGTCTTTTGTGCTTCGCTCGCAGACGTCTTCGACAACCAGGTCCCGGGAGCGTGGCGCGCCGATCTGTTCTGTCTGATCCGGGAGACGCCCGAGCTTGATTGGCAGCTGTTGACCAAGCGGCCGCAGAACATCGTCAAGATGCTGCCGGCCGATTGGGGTGACGGCTATGCCAACGTGTGGCTCGGCGCAACAACCGAGGATCAGGAACACTATGAACAGCGCGGCCGATCCTGGCGCGCATTCCAGTTGTGGTGCGCTTCGTCAGCTACGAGCCTGCATTAGGGCCGCTAACACCAACGCCCTCGAACGGGCTGCCTGACTGGATCATCTGCGGCGGCGAGAGCGGCCCCAGAGCGCGCATGATGGATCCGGCTTGGGCGCGGGCACTGCGCGATCAATGCTGCGCACGCGGCATTCGTTTCTTCATGAAGCAAATGACCGGCAAGAAGCCAATTCCGGCTGACCTGTTAGTGCGGGAGTTCCCGAATGCTTAACCTCAACCGTGCCAATCTCTCGCTCGAACCGATCAACACCGCGATCAACGCCGCGCTCGAGCGTATCGCCGCGCCGGCGACGGAGCGGCCGCGCGAGCAATACCTGGGCGCATCGATCCTCGGGCACGAATGCTTGCGCCGCATTCAATACGAATGGTGGTGCAGATCGGAAGTCCCGGCCCAAGATCGCGAGAGGTTCGAGCGTGGGCACTTTTTTGAGGCGCGGATGCGCGAGCACTTCGTCGCGGCCGGCTTCAAGTTCGCGCCGGACGAAGCGTGCGCTTTCACCGCAGTCGGGGGCGTGATGCGAGGCCACGCTGATGGGATCATCATTCACGGCCCCAATCTGCTGTGCGCCTACCTGATCTATCCATTCGTATGGGAACACAAGGCCCTCAAGGCCACGTCCTACCGTGAGATCGAGCGCGACGGACTCGAGAAGAGACACTCCAACTACCTCGTGCAGGTTGCGCTCTATCAAGCCTACCTCAACGTCACTAACCCCGCGCTTTTCACGGTCACGAACGCTGACACGTGCGAATGGCTGCACTTCTTCGTCCCGTTTGACGCCGAGCGTGCGCAACTATGGTCCGATCGCGCGGCCAATATCATCGCCGCGACGCGCGCCAATGAACTGCTTCCGCGCGGCTTCGACGATCCCGAGAAATTTCCCTGCAAGCAGTGCCCCCACAAGGAGCGGTGTTGGAGGGAAGTATGAGCACGCCCGATCCGCTCGGTCCAATCCCCCACAAGCTTGCATCCTGCCTCCGCATGCTGCTCAGCGCCAACGACGGTGACCGCAACGCCGCGATATTTGGCGTCCAACGGATCGTGCAGACCATCAGTAAGGACGGAGGTGTCGATATTCATGCTCTTGCCGACCGTATCGAGAAGGCAAATGGCAGCCTGAGCGATGCCGACAAGCAGAAGATCCGCAGCGAGATCGAGAACGCCCGCGCCATCGGTTACGCCGAGGGTGTCCGAGCAGCGGAGACGAGGTTCCGTCCCGACGGCAAGCTCGAGTTCAGCGAGGTGGCGCTGTTCGCAGAGCGCCAGATCAATTGCCTGCCTCCTGATAAGCACGAGTTCATTCACAAGATGGCGTTCTACGCCCGTCAACAAATCGAGCCGTCTCCGAAACAGGGCAAGTTCCTGTTCGATCTTTTTGTTCAATACCTCGGAGGGAGAATCAATTAATGCCCCCGCAAGCTCAAGCCAACACTCCTACCGTGTTCGAGGCCGCGCCCGACTATGCGCGCTGCGGCATCCCAGTCTTTCCCTGCAATCCGATCGACAAGCGGCCGCTCACTTCTAACGGTTTCAAGGATGCGACCAGAGACGAGACGCAAATCCTCGCATGGTGGCAACAATATCCCAACGCCATGATCGGCGCGCCGATGGGTCCCGCGAGCGGACTATGGGCGATCGATCTCGACGTCGATCCCACCAAGAAAATCGATGGCAAGGCCACGCTCGACCAATTGGTCGCGCAGCGCGGGCCGCTTCCACTTACCTGGGCAACCGTCACCCCGCGTGGCGGCCGGCATTTGCTTTTCGCCTGGGACCCTAACGTCGAAATCCGCAACAGCGCGAGCAAGATCGGTCCCGGGATCGATGTGCGCGGCAATGGCGGTTACATCTGTTTGCCGCCGAGCCGGAACGCCACCGGCGGAACGTACCAATGGGAATCGGGCGGACCGCAGAATGCCACTCTGGCGCCGCCTTGGCTGATCGCGCTTGCCAAGGCCACGAAGGCGAAGGCTTGGGCGAAGGCAGCACTCGAACGCGAATGCAAGGCGGTCGCCGCCGCCCAACCGGGCACGCGCAACACCACGCTCAATACCGCCGCCTTCAATCTATTCCAGGTCGTTGCCGGCCGCGGTCTCGACGAACAGGAGGTGCGCGATCGGTTGTTCGAGGCCGCGGAGACTTGCCGGCTGGTCGCTGATGACGGCGCAGCGGCGGTCGAGGCCACGATCGAGAGCGGCGCACAGGCCGGCAAGAAACAGCCACGCACGCGACCGCAACCGCCAGCATATGGCGGCATTCGTCCCACCATTCAAATCATGGACGGACAACTGTTGCGCATCCTGGGCGAGACCGAGGATGCGTTGCTCGCTTCGGGCCTGCCGATCTTTTCGCGCGCCGGAATGCTGGTCGAGCCCGTCGCCGAGAACATGTCGGCATCGGACGGGCGCACGACTACGGTTGCACGTTTGCGCGAGCTCTCGCCCGAGAGTTTCTTGGGACCGGCCGCCGAGAGCGCCACATTCCAGAAATACGATCGCAAGCGCAACCAGTGGGTCGACACCGACCCCCCGTTGCGGCACGTGCGCGTGATTCTCGCGAGCGAGCGGCGCTGGCGGTTCCCGCATGTCAGCGGCGTCATCACCACGCCCACACTGCGCCCGGATGGTTCGCTACTCACCGAACCGGGTTATGACCCCGAGACCGAGCTTTATTTGCAACCGGGGCTTCAGCTGCCGCCGATGCGGGAACACCCGACCAAGGATCAGGCGCTCGCGGCGCTCAACCTGCTGATCGACCTGCTCTCAGAATTTTCCTTCAAGCGCATCGGTGGTGATCTCGAAAAGCGGCTCAACCGTTCGGTCGCGTTGTCGGGACAGCTGACGCCTTTGGTCCGTGGTTCGCTTCCCACCGCACCGATGCACCTGATCGCTGCTCACATGGCGGGGACGGGCAAGAGCTATCTCGTTGACACCTTCGCCGTGATCGCTACCGGCCGGCTCTGCCCCGTCATCACAGCGCTCAAGAGCGTGGAGGAGACCGAGAAGCGGCTCGGGTCCATTATCCTGAGCGGCATTCCGATGGTCTCGCTCGACAACTCCATGCACGATCTCGGCGGTGAGTTTCTATGCCAAATCTCCGAACGCCCGGTGGTCAAGGTGAGGATCCTCGGCACCAGCGAGACGCCGGATTGTGAAGTCCACACCGCAATCTACGCGACCGGCAATAACGTCAGCTTGAAAGGCGACATGGTTCGCCGCGGGCTCGTGTGCAATCTCGAGACGCTCGACGAGCGGCCGGAGCTGCGCAGGTTCAATCGCAACACGTTGCGGCAGGCCGGGGCGAACCGGGCGACCTACGTCGCGGCCGGCCTGACGGTGATGCGCGCCTACCTCGCGGCCGGAGCGCCCGAGGTGTGCGGACCATTCGGCAGCTACGCCGAGTGGTCGACTATGGTGCGCAGCCCGTTGATTTGGCTCGGTGAGCCCGATCCGGTGGCGAGCATCGACACGACCCAGGCTGAGGACCTCGAGCTTGCCGATCTTCGCGAGCTGGGTGAGTGGTGGCTAGGCGAGTTAAAGCTCGACGAGGATTACCTGAGCGCCCGCCTGGTCGAGATCGCGCATGAGGTGCCCCACGGCTTCAATGCCAATCCACTCAAGGACCTCCTCCTGCGCATCGCCGGCGACAAGGATGGTGACATTTCGATCAAGCGACTGGGTGAGTGGCTACGCCGCAACAGTGGGCGCGTCGTGCGGCTATCTGACGGTCGCAGGTACTGGTTGATCCGGAGGCAGACCAGGATAGGGCGCGCCGCCTTTCGTCTTTCAGAGGTCACGTAACGCATGGACCGACGGGACCTCTTGGACCTCTGTATAGACCTCCAGCTTTTTGTCTGCAATCTCGCGCGTACTGATGGTGGAGGTCCAAAAGGTCCCATCGGTCCATGCATAGGAAAGTGGTCAACATGCCTAGCGATCAGATTACAAACCGCGGCGAGAGCGCGCCGACGGCCCCAACGCGCAGCGAGGTTGACGCTTTTCTCGCTGATCTCAAGAAGCGCTCAGGCCCGAGCGCGCACGGACGCCTCATCTTCGCTCTCGATGCCACGGCATCCAGGCAGCCAACCTGGGATACTGCTTGTACGCTTCAAGCCGAGATGTTCCGTGAGGCTGGCGCCACCGGTGGGCTCGATATGCAACTGGTCTACTATCGGGGCCTGAGCGAGTGCCGGTCCTCGCGCTGGTTCTCTGATCCTGAGCAGCTTGGCAGGGTGATGACGAAAATTATGTGCGAGAGCGGGCACACGCAGATCGAGAAGGTCCTGATCCACGCCAAGAAGGAGACCACGTTGCTCAAGGTGAGCGCCCTGGTGTTCGTTGGTGACGCTATGGAGGAGAATCCGGACGACCTTGCCCAGCAGGCCGGCGAACTCGGGCGGCTCGGCGTGCCGGTCTTCATGTTCCAGGAGGGCCGCGATCGGGAGGTCGAGCACGTCTTCCGCAACATTGCGACCTTAACGCGCGGCGCTTACTGCCGCTTCGATCCCGGCGCAGCACGCCAGCTCGCCGAGCTCCTACGCGCGGTCGCGGTCTATGCCAGCGGTGGAATGACCGCGCTTGCTGCCCGGCAGGACGCTGGCGCTATCAAGCTGCTTAGCCAGTTGCGGTAATCCCATGAACTGTCCACGAGTTCGCACCATGGAGAACCAGAATGCACCCACCCGTCGTGGCAAGCGCGACCGCCAATAAGTGTCGCACCATCACTCTCACCAATCCCCCCATCCGAATTCATCGAGAATGCCTGGCCAATCGTTGCCCAGGGCATGTGTGGCAGCCCGCCTGGAGCATCGAAATTCGCGTGCGGAAGGACGCCCCCGCGGTCGACGCTTGCTTCGCAAGTTTGCCGCCAGTCGAGGTGTGAGGGTCGCATCATGAAAATTGTCAAAGGCTCTTCGAACTCGCGGGGGGGGACGGGGCCCCAAGCGCGGTTCTCAGGTCGGGGGGCGGTCGAAAATTTTCGCGAGACTGCCAGCGGCCGGGCGCGGCTGCGCCCCGACGCGCACGCCCGCAGGTTACAAGTTTTTTTCCGGTGACCGGCAGGTTTTCCGCGTTGACCAACCAGCGCTAAAGTCGCGCAACCCTCACACCAACGGAGACAATCATGTCCGGACCCCCGCCAAAGCCACCACATCTGGAGCTCATCCAAGGTCGTCCCGGCAAACGTCGGCTGCGCCATAGCATCGAGCCGCCGATTCCGCCGCAGCCGCCAGAGCCGCCCGCCTATCTGACCGGCCATGCCCTCGCTGTATGGTCTGAGCTTGCGGGCGAACTCCACAAACTCGGCCTTCTTACCCCGCTCGATGTTTCCGTGTTTGCCACCTACTGCGACGCCGTCGGACGCTGGCGGACGGCTTGCGAGGTGCTTGAAGCGATGCCCGAAGGTGAGCGGTACACCACCTCCGCTGGCCGGACGCTGCTGCGGATTGAGCGCTTGGCCGCCGACCAAATGGTGCGCCTCGGTAGCCAATTCGGCCTTTCGCCGATGAGCCGGGCGCGCCTCGCGGTTCCGCCACCGCGGCCGCCGAGCAAGTTTGACGGCTTGATTGGTTAACCGCCAGGAGTGTTTGGGCTTACCGTCTCTGCTCGAGCAGCCTTGACGGGGGGTACTAAACGCCGTCGCATCCACCACGGCTGCCGCTCTTGTTCTGGCGCTCCCGACGCTGCCGCGACCGGTTGACCGTTGCGCGCTGCTCGTTGCGGCGCGAAAGCCTGCGTGTCAGTGCGACGCGAGTTGAGCCCGTAGCCCTGTTTTCCCTTACTCATTCGAAGCCGCTTGCCTTGATTGACCTAGGTACGTTTGTCCCTGTGTTCTCTAACGGTCCCTCGATCAAGTCGGTCCAATTCTTTGCGAACTTCACCTGCTCGCCAAGCTGCCGTCGGCGGGCGTACGCTGGGGGGAATCTCTGCAGCGAGTTTCCCCGCGTGCCGTACCACAAGCGCCACGAACAGCCGTGCGACGGGCGCAGCGTCCTCGCCACCGCACCGTGCGAGCCCGGCGACGAAATCGTCGGTGAATGGTCGCGCGATCGGCTTGTGCGCATGGACGCGCGCTTTTGCGAGCGCCTCGAGCGGGCCATCGCACGTGGGAAGGAGCGCCCAAAGGACGAACCGCGGGCATGAAGGCGCTTCGCCTGACCGATCAGCAGCTCAAAGTCTTGCGCGAGCTCGCGGCGCCGTTGGCACCTTCGCGGCGCACGGCATTCTTGCAGGACGTGGCCCGGCGGCTGCACGGTGTCGAGCTCGGCGACGGCGCGGTCGCGCAGGCTGCGCGCGAGGCCCAGGCGGAGATCCGCAAAGCCTCGCCCTGGCTGCAAGCGTAAGCCACCTCCAATTAGAACCGGTGGTTCTAAATCTCATCGAGCATCGATTTCCGAATCATAATTGGGAGCGCACAAGCCGCGCTCCGAGAGATGCGCAACGCGCACCTCGAGTACAGGCTCGCGGCCGAGGAACGTAGAATGGCGCAGGAGGCCCTCATCGAAATGTACCGCCACCGCGAGCGTGAACGCGATAGGCTACAGTGCGAGCGTGAACGCGGCAGGTTGCAGTGAGCCTGGTGAGAGAGATTGGCCGAAATGGTTGGGAGAAGAGGCAGCTAGCGAAGAAGAATTGCTGGCACTGCTTAGGCCGTGTTCCGAGGAGGCGTTGAAGATTTGGGCCGTCGATAAGGCAGTCGGCAACGTCAAGAACAACGAAGCTGGATTGGTGTTGCCGCTGTAGACAAATGCCCCAGCTCACTGTGCCCGCAAGCATTAAGATCGGCGAGACGGTCGACCCGATCATGGACGGCGCAGCGGTGCGCGTCACGCGTGGGCTAGGCTTTGGGAGGGTTGACCGGCCAAAGGCCAGCCGCCTAGATTTCTGCAAGTTGGGCTGGCCATACGCGGAGCATGTTCCGTGGGCCGTTGGCGAGAAATCACAGGTCTCGTCGCGTCGATCGCTACTTTGTTGGCGATGGGCGTGGCCGTGGCTCGAGACGCGACCTGGAAGGACTGCGAACTTGCTGCCCGTGATCCTGACCGCAGTATTGCCGCGTGTTCCAAGATATTAAAGCGCCCTTCAAGCCAAGCTCACGCAGCGGCTTTTCATCACCGCGGCCAGGCACATGCAGCGAAAGGAAACCTTGACCAAGCAATCTCGGACATCAGTGCGGGGATTCGCATCGATCCACAACGTCCCTATCGCTGGCAGGAGCGAGGCGAGCTTTACGCCCGGCAGGGCAAGTACCAACAAGCCATCGCTGACATCACTGAAGCGATACGAATAGACCCAACTCCTCGTGCCTTTCGGTTTCATAGTCGTGCACTAGCGTATCAAGGGCAAGGAGACCTTACGCGGGCCATTGCGGATTTCGACCAAGCGATCCGGCTGGACCCCGAGGCCCGCTCCTTTCGGTTCTCTGCCCGTGGAAAAGCGCTGAGGGATGCAGGCCAGTATGATCGTGCGCTGGCTGATTACGAGACCGCTCTAAAATTGGTACCGACGAACGCTCAGGTCCTCTTGGAGCGCGGACGTACATACGCAAGAATCGGGCGACTCCAGGAAGCAAAAAATGATTTCGATGCCGCGCTGACGTTAGATCCCTCGAACGAGGAGTTGCGGCGCGCCATCGAAGCGGAGCGTGCGTTATTGGCACATGCTCCATTCACGGTTGCCCCCCCGCTTGGCTCCCCTTCCCAATCGCTGCCCCCAAAACAGGCGGTTCCTGCGTTGCCCTTGGACGGAGAACAAGAGATTTCATCGGGTAGTGCTTTTGTCGTCTCGCGCCAGGGTCATTTGGTTACTAATAATCACGTAGTAGATGGATGTGCGGTCGTTGAGATTGGGGGGGATGGAATAGCGACTGTGGTTGGCAGAGATAGTGCGAACGATCTCGCATTGATCCAAGCCAAGACACAATCTGGATTGGAGTTGGAGCCCTTGAAAGCAAGGAGAAAGTCCATTCGCCTTGGAGAAGAAGTGATCGCTCTCGGTTACCCCTTGAGAGGCGTCTTGGGTACGGGTCTAAACGTTACAACAGGCACAATCAGTGCCCTAAGCGGTATCGGAAATGATAGTGCTCGATTGCAGTTCACCGCTGCCATCCAGCCAGGAAATTCAGGTGGTCCCCTTCTAGATCGAAGCGGAGCAATGGTTGGCGTCGTTACGAGTTCATTGAGCGACGTAGCCGCACTCGAAATCGGAGGCTTCGTGCCGCAAGGTATCAACTTCGCTATTAGGAAAGAGATGGCAATCGCATTTCTTGAGATACACGGCGTGTCCGTCGAGGTGATGGAGGAGCCGGTCAATATGACGGTTGCAGATGTAGCGGAGCGAGCGCAAAAAAGCGTGCTGCCTATAACTTGTCGATATTGAACCTCGCGACATGGCAGCCCGCGTCAGACGGCATGAATTTAGCGAACCGGGCCAAGCCTTAATGAAGTGCACTCATG